AACCAAATAGCTACTGCTATGGGGATTGTGATAGATAAATTCATTAAGAACAACAATGGAGAAGCACCAACGAAGGTAGTGATTATAAATGACTTACCAAACGACAGTTAGATTAAGCGAACAGATTATACCTGCATATCATAAAGCGTTTAACTCAAAGAAGTATACCCATGAGATAGACACAAGTGGTAGAGCGGGTACAAAGTCAAGCAAGGGCGCTATTAAGGCTATATACACAATCATGTGTGATGAAGATGCTTCAGTAGTATGTATGAGAAAAAACCATAACAAACTACGTAAAACAGTCTATAAAGAAACATTAAGAGCAATCAATCGACTAGGAGTAAACAAGAGCGAGTTTGATATCACAGTTAGCCCTATGCAAATCAGATACAAGAAGAATGGCAATACAATCTACTTTACGGGGAATGATAGCATTGATGATACAAAAGGAATTATTGACGAAAACAAGCCTATAAAGTTAGTACAAATAGATGAGTTAACGGAGTTTTTTGATAAAGGCGAAGGAAAAGACGAACTAAGCAACATTGAAGCTACATTCATTCGTGGTAATGATGATTGGTTTAAGATGGAATATTATTTCAATCCACCTAGAAATCCTAAAGCACCAGTAATGCAATGGTTAGATGAAATGAAGCAGCGTGATGATGTAATACACATTCACACAGACTATCGAGATGTTCCTATTGAATGGGTAGGAAGAAAACTGATTGAATCAGCAGAACTCATGAAACAGTACGATCCTAAGATGTATGATTGGGTATGGTTAGGACTATGCACAGGATTAGAAGATGTTATCTACTATATGTTTAAGGAAGATACTCATGTGCAAGAGCCTACAATCCAACAGTTAGCAAGACTAAAGTATATCGGTATAGGTATAGACTATGGGCAAATGAACGCTACAACATTTGAAGCGTTTGGGATAGATTTTGTAGATAAATGTGTAAGGGGAATTGATGAATACTATCACTCTGGAAGAAATACAGGTAAACAAAAGTCTCCTAGTGAATACGCGAAAGACTTTAAGGAGTTTGTTATACAAATTGAAAAGGTAACATCTCAAAAAGTGTTATATGCGGTAATAGATCCCAGTGCTAGAGGATTAGCAGAAGAAATAAAAAGAGTTTGCCCGCTTATTAAAATAATAAGTGCAGACAATACTGTAATGTTAGGAATAAACAGAGTGCAAAAACTGTTGTCATTCCAAAGGTTGTTTTATTCACCTAAACAAAAGCATTTGATTGCAGAGAAGTATTTATATAGTTGGGATATAAAGTCCATTGAAAAGGGGCAGGAAAAGCCTATAAAGGAAAACGACCACTGCATGGACACAGAGAGATATTGGGTTATGAACTCATGGAAGTATATTAAAAGTATGCTTCCTTTTTTAGTGGAAAAAGGAGAAGAAGAATGAATCTAGAACAATTTATTAATTCACTCAAGTACGAGATTCCAGAATACAAGAACATGAAGCCCTATATTGAGACATGGAGCGCTTGGTTTAGGGGAAATGTAAAGGACTTTCACAATTATTCTATATACAGTGGGGATAAAACTCACCAGATGAAAAGATACACTCTTGGAATGGCCAAGAAAGTTAGCGAAAACTATGCAGACTTCTTATTGAATGAGAAAGTGGCTATCAATATTGGGGATGGCGAGTTTCCACAAGGTATAAGAGATATCCTAGATGCGAACGATTGGGAAATGATGTCAAACGAAGCGGTAGAGAAAGCAATGGCATATGGTACTGGTGCGTTTGTATTATCGTTGCATGATATTGAGGTAGATACGAATACAGGTCTTTATAAGACAAATGATTCTAAATTGAAAATTGAGTTTGCGACCGCAGATAAAGTAATCCCCTTAGCATACAGCGGAAAGAAAGTAATTGAGTGTGCGTTTGCGGTTAATCGAACAGTAGATAACAAACAATTAATTTACCTTTCCATTCATAAGTTAGAAAATGGGGAATATGTCATATATAACTATCTATTAAAAGATAAAAACGGAAATCTAACTGATATTTCTGATCAATTAGACACAACAGCGAAATCGTTTAGGACAGGAAGTGATATTCCGTGGTTTTCAATCTTAAGACCAGCAATAGTAAATAATATCTCTTTAGATAGTCCGTATGGCATTAGTGTGTTTGCAAATTCGATTGATATTCTAAAAGGTATAGACATTGCTTTCGATAGTTTCGTAACGGAGTTTCTGCTTGGCAGAAAGAGAATATTTGTTGATGCAGATTTATTAAAAGTCGACAATCAATCAGGAGATATAAAATATTCTTATGATACCAATGATGTGGTGTATTACACGCTCCCTGGACTAGAGAATGAAGAGAAAACTAAAATACACGAAACAGATTTTTCATTGAGGACCGATGAACATGAAGGCGGTATTCAATTAAATCTAAACCTATTAGCGGAATCCGTCGGTTTAGGTGGTGGTGATATCTACCAGTGGAATAGTGGACAAGTAAAAACTGCTACTGAAATTGTTTCTAAAAACTCTGACTTGTACCGAAGTATAAGAAAACAAACGATCGCTCTTGAAAACACTTTATATGATTTGTTTAGAGGAATATTATATGTAGCAAATAAATATCTTGGGGTACCTGTAGACATTGACGCAGAGATATCCTTTGATTTTGATGATTCTATCATTGAGGATTCAGCATCAATCGAAAAGAGAGCGTTAATTGAGTTCAACGCAGGATTAATTGATAATGTGGAGTATTTTAAAATAACAAAGAATCTAACAGATGAACAAGCGAAGAAGTTTGTACAAGAGATTGAAAAAAGAAATCCACTAGAGGATGAACCGCCTGCAGAAGAGGAATAACAAATGATTACAGAAAGAGAGTTTGATAACTTAACTCTTCCGATAATTCAAATGTATTCCGAGATAGAACTAGAACTATTGAGATTAATTGCCGAAAGATTTAATGTGTATGATCCAATCACAGGTAGTATGGAGTGGTGGATTCATAAGCTAGAAGAATTAGGTGGACTGAATCAAGATGCAATAAAGATTATTTCTGCTTATTCTGGTAAAACAGAGCAAGAAATTATAAAGATGCTCAATGAGGTGGGGTACAAATCCATAGACCATGAAGAAATTGATAATTTGTTTAGAAACGGGATTACAAATCTTAACCCTGAAGCAATTTCAATAACTGATGTCATAGAGAACTCTTACAGAGAACTAAACCAGACTTTCCGATTAGTTAAAACTAGGGCATTAGAGAGCGTTAAGGAAGAATACATAAAAGTAATCAATACTGCTTATTTAGAGGTTTCTAGTGGTATNTATGATGGCGAAACAGCCATTAGAAAAGGTCTTAGGAAGATGGCTGACAGTGGAATATCGGGAGCGACTTATCGTAGAAGAGATGGCACATTAGTTTCTATATCAGTAGAAGCTGTAATTCGTAGAGACGTTATTACAGCGGTACATCAAACAGCAAATCGAGCGAATGAAAAGGTTGCTAGTGATGTAGGGGCAGAATATTACATTGTCTCTGAACATTTAGGAGCAAGAAACACAGGAGAAGGACATCAAAATCACGAATCATGGCAGGGTAAGATATTCAAAATCAATGGAAGTGATGAATATCCTAACTTTGAAGAAACTACTGGCTATGGACTGGTCGATGGCTTAAGTGGAGTTAATTGCCGACATTTGTTTTGGTTTTTCTTTCCTGGTATTAGTGTTATGCCAAAAAGTATCGTGAATGAAAAAGAAAACTCACGTGTATATGAACTCACTAAACGACAAAGGGAGTTAGAACGGAGAGTAAGAGATTCAAAGAAGCGTGTTGATGTTGCAGAAAGAAGCAACGATACAGAAGAAGAAAAGAAAGCAAATGCATTTCTAAGGCAAAGGCAAAAAGAACTAAAAGAATATGTAAGGGCTCATCCTGAATTGAGAAGACAATCAGGGAGAGAGCAAATAGGTTAATTAGCAAGTCGAAAGGCTTGCTTTTTATATGGTCATGAGCACGACCTTAAAAGGTATCAGCGTTGGTGATGGCAACCACCTAAAAAGCCTAATAACGGAGGAAATATGAAAACAGAAACATTAAAAGAACTAGGTTTATCTCAAGAGCAGATTGATAAAGTCATGGAAGAAAACGGTAAAGATATTACCAAAATTCAAACTAAATTCAATGAAAAATCTGATGAGGTAACAGCATTAACAGAGGACAGAGACAAATTTAAAGGCGATTACGAAAGCATTAGTAAAACGCTTAAAACAACAGAAACAGAGCGTGATGAACTTAAAACCCAATTTGAAACATCGAATAGTGAACTGGCTAAATACCAAACTAGCGAAAAGGTAAGAAATGCGGGTATTGCTAAAGAGTTTCATGAATTTGTCAGTCATGAAGTATCAAAGATGGTCAGTGATGAAAAAGACTACGAAACCGCATTGAAAGAGTACGTAGAATCAAATCCGCAATATAAAGAAGGAGAAACAAAGAAGATACAGACGTCTCCAGATTTAATCGGACAAGACCAAAAACCAAAATCGAGCAATCAAGATTTGAATGAAGCGATTTTGAAGGCTGCAGGAAAATAACAAGGAGGAATATTTATTTATGGCAGATTTAATTTTAAGATCAGGAGCGGAGGCTCTAATTCCAGAGGAACAAGCACACGAAATCATTCAGGGTGCAGTTGCTCAATCTACAGTTTTATCCATGTTTCGTAGATTGCCTAACATGGCAAGTAATGTATTATCAATGCCTGTATTGGATATGCTACCAATGGCATATTTCGTTGATGGCGATACAGGACAAAAAGGAACTACTAAAGTTCAATGGGATAAGAAAAAGATTTTTGCAGAAGAAATTGCAGTAATCGTACCTATTCCAGAAGCAGTATTAAATGATGCACGTGATAATGGTTATGACATTATTGGAGAAGTTACTCCGCGTGTACAAGAAGCGTTTGGAAAAGTAATTGATGGCGCTATTCTATTTGATGTTAACAAACCAGCATCATGGAGAGATGGATTAGTAGAAAGTGCTATTTCAGCAACAAATGTTGTTACTGCATCTGGAGATATTTTTATCGACATTTTCGGTGAAGATGGTGTTATTTCTCTAGTAGAACAAGATGGATTTATTCCAAACGGTGTAGCAAGTGCGGTATCTCTACGTGGCAAATTGCGCGGATTACGTGATGATAACAAAAATCCGATTTTTGTTCAAAATCTACGTGAAGGTTCTGCGCCTTATGCGTTGGATGGTATGCCTATTCAATTTTCAATGAATGGTGCATGGGATAGCGCTTTAGCAACATTAATTGCAGGTGATTTCTCTCAAGGTGTCTATTCAATTAGACAAGATTTGACGTTGAAAGTATTAACAGAAGCAGTTATTCAAAATCCAGATGGAACAATTGCATATAACTTAGCTCAACAAGATATGGTAGCGTTGCGTTTCGTTATGCGTTTAGGTTGGGAAGTTCCAAATCCTATTAATGCATTAAACAGCGACAAAACTACAAGATTCCCATTTGCGGTTTACCAACCACAATAAAGAATAGGAGGTCTATTTAT